AACACACCGGGCAGAGTTGGAACTTCAGACAATGACATCAACTCAATTAGAAATCAATCTTCTATACCAAATGGTTTCTCAGTGAATCATTATCTCAATGACCCTGATGCATATTACATCTTGACATCTGTGAATAGTGATGGTGAAGGACTCAAAATGTTTGAGAGATCACCAATGGAGACAACCATGGAACCTGAGTTTTCAACAGGTAACATTAGGTACAGAGCAAGAGAAAGATATTCTTTTGGTGTTTCAAATTGGAGAGGAGTGTTTGGTTCCCAAGGAGCTTAATATTCTCAACCATAAAAAAGGGGAGCTTTTGCTCCCCTTTTTTTTGCATTAGATTTAGTCAAGATACTTGGTGCTTCTTTTTTCATCAGAGTGAACCCTCTCATACTGACTAATTTCTTTGGCAACCTTAACAACATTGGTTTGAGCCAGCTTTAGCTTTCTATCCCAAGCCTTCTGCCTCTTCAACATTCTTTCATACCTCTGAGCAACCTTGTTAATTTTTTTCTTGACCTTTGGATTTGCTAAAGCATCATTGGATTTTTCCAAAAAGCCTTTGTCAAAGAAATACTTTGTGCATCTAAGTTCAATCAAAGAATGTTCTGCACTGTGAGGTCTAAGGTTTGGATTGACTCTATTGTCTATCCAATGTGACCAAAGATGGATTATGTCACCCCACCCTCTATCACAGTTTATAGATACCACACCTCTTCTGACCCATGTGTGTCTATTGCCAGTGACCTGCTTTATGGTTTTATGTGGAAGCTTCCTACCTGTTTCTCTTTTATACAAAGCTCTAATTAAGTTCTTTGCAATATTAAAGTCAACTGGCTCAAGTGATGTATTCCATCTTATTGAACATTTATTATCTCTCCACAAAGTATTAACTTTTGAATAGTTTGCAAGAGCTTCTTGTGATGTTTGCATAATTTTCTCCTTTTATGAATTTTATGTATATGTTGATATTAACATATATTAATACTTATTACAAGCATAAATTAAACTTACATCCAAAAGACATCTTTGCTATACTAATTTGAAACCAAGGTAACTTGTTGTTTCAACTGACTTGGCAGACTTACTCCAAAGATGGAACAGCTACATTTAGTTAGGAGAACATTATGGCTAAATCAACATTTTCAGGTCCGGTCAAATCAATGGCAGGATTTATTACAGCAGGGGTTAATAGCTCTGTTTCTTTAACAGCAGACACAACTTTAACTGTGGATGCACATGCAGGAAAAATCTTGTTGTGTAATGATGCAGATGGTAAATTCACTTTGCCTTCTATTTCTACAACCACACCAAGTGACCCTACAGACCCAAATCAAGCTAACAACATTGGTGCTTCATTCTTTTTCTATATTGAAACACTAGCTTCTGATCTTGACATTTTGACTGATGGCACAGATAAGTTTAAAGGTGCAGTNATCATTGGTATTGATGANAGNACNAAGAAAGCTTTTGTTCCAGCGGCATCTAATGATGTTATGACTCTGAATGGTACAACTAAGGGTGGTATTGTTGGTAGTGTTATTCAAGTAACAGCTATTGATACAGCTACTTATCTTGTACACAATTCATTATTAATTGGTTCAGGAACTATAGTTACACCATTTGCTGACGCTTAATAGGAGCTAATTATGGCAGATGCAGTAACTTCAACAACTATAGTAGATAGTGAAAGACTGGCTGTGCTTCAATTTACTAACACATCAGATGGTACTGGTGAATCAGCAGTAACCAAGGTTGATGTTAGTGCCTTAAATCCAAGTAGCAATGGGCAAACATGTACAGGTGTACATCTTGCAAAAATTTGTTACTCAACTTTTGGCATGAGTATTAAGCTTTTATGGGATGCTGACACTGACACTATTTGTTGGGATTTAAATTCTAACTATGCAGATTCAGAAGATTTTTCTGAATTTGGTGGGTTGGTGAATACATCAGGTACAGGCAAGACAGGTGATATTAAGCTAACTACAGCAGACCACTCTAGTGGTGACTCTTATGTAATTGTGCTTACACTTATCAAAAGCTATGGTTGATATTTTTTGTAGCAATGTTTCGACATTGCTACATTTTTGAATATGGCTAAAGAAAGAAAACAAAAGCCAATACCAAAAACAACTAAAGGCAAGGGTGCAAATTATCGCCCTACCAAAAAGGGTGCTGGTATGACCAAGGCTGGTGTAAAAGCTCACAGGAGAAAGAACCCCGGCTCTAAGTTGAAAACAGCAGTAACTAAAAAGAAGAATCTGACAAAATCAGAAAAGGCAAGAAGAAAATCTTATTGTGCTAGAAGTAAAGGTCAGATGAAGAAATTTCCGAAAGCGGCTAAGAATCCCAATTCAAGATTAAGGCAGGCTAGAAGAAGATGGAGATGCTAAATGGCAATACCTAAAAATGTAAAAAATCCAAGTCTTTATAGTAAAGCTAAGTCTAAGGCTAAGGCTAAGTTTGATGTTTACCCAAGTGCATATGCAAATGCATACATGGTCAAAGAGTATAAAAAAATGGGTGGCAAGTATGCAAAAAATGGTGGCATTATGAAAAAAGACTTTAAACCAATACCAGCAGGCAATAAAGGTTTGCCTAATCTACCAAAAAAAGTAAGAAACCAAATTGGTTTTATGAACAATGGTGGTACTGTTAAGTCTTTTGTTGCAAGAGGATGTGGTGCCATTGACCCATCAAGAACAAAGAAAACCAAAATGCGAATGTCATAATGGCAAAGGGTGGTGGACTAAGAAGTTGGTTCAAAGAAGATTGGGTAGATATTGGCTCACCTAAAAAAGGTGGTGGTTTTAAAAAGTGTGGCAGATCAAAAACCAAAGGCTCAAAAAGAAAATATCCTAAGTGTGTGCCTAAAGCTACAGCCAATAGAATGACTAAATCACAAATCAAATCTGCTGTGCAGAGAAAGAGATCAAAAAAGCAAGGTGTTGGTGGTAAGCCAACCAATGTAAAAACTTTTGCAAAAAGTAAAAAGTAATGCTGACACAAGATCAGTTACAATCTGAAATAAGAGCTTGGTCAAGTGAAGCTTTAGAAACAAAACAAAATAATGGTCATGCAACATGTCCTTATGCAAAAAACACTTGGAACAAACAAAAAGTAAAGATACTAAAATCAAAAGATATTTACTGGGAAGATTTGTTTAAGTGTGCTTTGAATTTTCCAAAAGACTATGATGTGGTTATATATTGTGACTTTAATGTTGACCTGCCTGTAGAAGTGTTTGATGACAGGCTCAACCTATTTAATACTTTGTTTAGCAAGCAAAACCTTTGGTTAATGGGTTTTCACCAAGATCACGACTCTAAAAGCATTGTTGAATTAGATGATTTTGAGCCAATGTATGAAGATGCTTATAACATGGTGTTTATGCAGGGTTTAAAAGAATTAAACAATGCTTCACAAAATTTAGCTGACTTAGGTTATTATAGTAATTGGACAAAAGAGGAGTATGATAATATTTTAATTAGATGGAGTATTCAAAATGAAGAAAAATAAATCAGGAATTAAAAAGAACATTGCTGGTGGCTCTAACAATAGAAGAGCTAGACAGGGTGCTGTTGTACCTATGATGAAAGGTGGTGTTGTTAAGATGGCTGGTGGTGGCATGGGCAAAAAGTCAGGTGTCAAGAAAATGGGTAGGGGTGGCAAGCTCAAGAAATAATTTATGGCTACATCAAGTTCAAAAAACTTTGAGTTAGATGTTGCAGAGTATATTGAGGAAGCATTTGAAAGATGTGGACTTGAACTTAGAACTGCATATGACTTAAAGACTGCTAGAAGAAGCTTAAACCTTTTGTTGGCTGAATGGTCTAATAGAGGTCTTAATCAATGGACTATAGCCACTAAAACTTTGGCTATGGTAGATGGCACAGCTACTTACAATATAGATAGTACCAATGCTACTGCTCCCATAGATGTATTAGATGCATTTGTGAGAGAAACCATAAATGGTTCAAGCTCAGATATACAAATGACTAGGCTTTCTAGGAGTGAATATTCAGCAATACCTGATAAGGGTACAGAAAGCAAACCAAATCAATTCTTTGTAGATAAACAACTTACACCAACCATCAGTGTTTATCCAACACCTGATAAAAGCTCAACCTACACAATACACATGAATGTATTGACAAGAATGGATGATGCAGATGCAAACTTAGACACATTAGAAATACCATTTAGGTTTTACCCTTGTTTAGCCGCTGGTTTGGCTTATTACCTATCAATCAAGAAAAGTCCTGATAGAACAAGCTTTCTAAAACAAATTTATGATGAAGAGTTTTTAAGAGCCATGTCACAAGATGAGGATAGAGCATCAGTAAGAATAACCCCTGATGTATCATCATATAATTATTCGTAATGGCTTTTGCCTCCAACAAAAACCCTTATGCCATATGTGATAGATGTGGCTTTAGGTATTTTCTTAAAGAACTAAGGAAAGAATGGAATGGATTAAAGACCTGTCCTGAGTGCTATGAACCCAAACATCCACAGCTTGACCCAAAAACAAATGTTATTGACCCACAGGCAGTTAGAGAGCCAAGACCTGATAACTCAGTCATACCCACAGATTTTATAGTTAGAACAAATGTTGGTTTAGGCATTATAGGTTCTCTTATTACAACACCAACACAAATAACATCATCTTTAGGAACCATTGCTATTACTGGTGCCACTGGAAGCACACCATCACCATCACCATCACCTTCTCCATCACCTTCCCCATCTCCATCTATAACTACTTATACAGTTACAGTTGCAAGTTACTTGGGTGCAAATTATTTTTATATAGATGGTGCAAGAGCAGTCACTTTAAACTTTACTGAGGGGCAGACATATAAATTTGATCAATCAGATAGCTAGTAATTCAATCCATCCCCTAAGGTTGTCTACTACCTCAAATGGCACACATGGTGGTGGCTCAGAGTACACAACTGGTGTAACAACCAGTGGAACAGCAGGCTCATCAGGTGCATACACACAAATCGAGGTTGCAAGTGGAGCGCCAACTCTTTATTATTATTGTACTAATCATTCAGGTATGGGTGGTACCATTAACACTAATTAGTGTTATAATTAACTTATGAGCTTAACATTAGCAACACTCAAATCAACTGTTCAAAATTATTTAGAAACTGATGAGGCAACCTTTGTTGCTAACCTCAATACATTTATTGAAAATGTAGAAGATAGAATACTAAAGAGTGTTCAACTGCCCAATCAAAGAAAAAATGTAGATGGCTTGTTTACATCAAGCTCTAGGTTTCTAACCACACCCACAGATTTCTTGGCTCCATTTAGTTTGGCTGTTATTGATTCAAACAGCTATTATTACTTAGATTTAAAACACAACTCTTTTATTAAGGAGTTTGCACCATCAACAAGTACCACTGGCAGACCAAGGTATTATGCAATATTTGATGACAATACTTTTGAAGTGGCACCCAAGCCTGATCAAAACTACACAGCAGAATTACATTATCTTGCCAAGCCTCCATCCTTAACCACTCAAGGAGATGCAGGCACAACATGGCTTTCAATAAATGCAGAAGAAACATTGTTATATGGCACCCTNATAGAAGGTGCAATATATNTAAAGTTACCTGCTGATGACATAGCACAATATGAANTCAGATTTAAAGAGAGCCTNGCTAGACTTAAAAATCTAGGTGAAGGCAGAGACACAAGAGATGAAATGCGATATGACTCTCTTAGAATTAATGTAAGTTGAATAAAAAAGACACAAAAGAAAAGCCAATTAAAAAGCTTGAGGGCAAGACTGTAGCCATTGTTGGCTTAGGCAAAAGCTGGTTTGAGTATAATTTAGCCGCATCTCATGGAGATCACTTTGATGAGGTATGGGGTATCAATGCTGTAGGCTCTGTTATATACCATGACAGAACCTTTATGCTTGACCCACCTTCAAGATTTTTAGATAGTGATGATGCTGGTGGTCAAACACATGGCATGGTTAAAATGCTGAAAACTGGTGATAAGCCTATCTATACTTGTGAGCTTGATAAAAGGTGCAAGAATCTAAAGCTTTATCCTGTCAAGCAAGTTGTACAAGACTTGCAATGCTCATACCTCAATAACACTGTTGCATATGCTTTGGCTTTTGCACTGTGGAATAAAGTAGGTGCAATAAGAATTTATGGTGTGGATTTTACTTATAGAGGCAACCTACACTTTGCAGAATCAGGCAGAGCATGTGTTGAGTTTTGGCTGGCTAAGTGTATGTTTGCAGGCATAGAGGTAGGCATAGCACAAACATCTACATTGCTTGATACCTGTGTGCCACTCAGTGAAAAGCTTTATGGCTATCATAGATTGAATGACCCCATGCTTCCTTTGGTTATGAATGATGAGCTTATAGTCAGAAAAAACAGTGAATTAACCTACAATGAAAAAGCAGTAGAGCCTATGTTGATAGGCAGGCATGATGACAAAACAAGTCCAGTAGAGCCAAAGGAGTGGTAAATGCTTGAGGATTTTGGTGCATCAAACCTTGGATTAATAACTGTTAAGACAGAAACAAACAAAGGTCATGACCCTGAATGGTGGGCAGAACAACTAACCAATAGAATTTGTGGCATATCAGAAAATGCCGCCCCACATATAAGACAACAGGCAGAAGCATACAAACTAGCAATTTACAATACAATACTTTATTATATGAAACAGGCTATCAATAGTGAGAGATGTACTATTCAAAACTTACTTACTAGCCAAGGACACGAAGATTTAGCAAAGATTTTTAAGGAGTTAAAATAAAATGGCAATATCATCAACATTAACAACAAGTTTTAAAAAGGAACTGTTGACTGCTACTCATAATTTTGCAACTAATGGTAATGCTTTCAAACTTGCACTTTACACAAGTTCAGCAACACTTGGAGCTACCACAACTGCATTTACAACAACTGGTCAATCAAGTGGTACTAATTACACATCAGGTGGTTCTGCCCTTACTAAGGTAGCACCCACAAGCTCAGGAACCACAGGGTTCACTGATTTTGCGAATTTAACTTTTAGTACAGCTACAGTGACAGCTAGAGGATGTATGATCTATAACGATACTAATGGCGATAAGTCAGTAGCAACCATAGATTTTGGTGGAGACAAAACATCAACAGCAGGAGACTTTACTATAGTCTTTCCAGCCGCAGCCGCCTCGACAGCTATCATTCGTATTGCCTAGTATGAAATGCCTTTTGCAAAGTTTCAATTTAAGGCTGGGATAGATCGAGAGGGTACAAGCTACACCAATGCTGGTGGATGGTTTGATGGCTCTCTTGTTAGATTTCGCAAAGGCTTTGTAGAAAAGATAGGTGGTTGGGCAAAAAATACCACCAACACTTTTTTAGGAACCAGCAGAAAACTCTTTGGCTGGATTGCATTAGAAGGCACTAGATACCTATTTGTAGGCACTAATTTAAAAACTTATGTAAAAGAAGGTGACAACCTTAATGATGTCACACCCATAAGGCTTACCACATCAGCAGGTGATGTGACTTTCTCAGCAACCAATGGTGATGCTACTATCACTGTTGCTGATACCAGTCATGGTGCTGTACAAAATGACTTTGTGACCTTCTCAGGTGCATCATCCTTGGGTGGCAATGTCAATTCAAATGTTCTCAACCAAGAATACCAAATAGCAACCATTGTCAATGCAAACTCTTACACAGTTGAAGCAAAGAATACCAGTGGAGTAACAGTTACAGCCAATGCCTCTGATTCAGGCAATGGTGGTTCATCTGTGGTTGGCACCTATCAAATAAATACTGGCTTAGATAACTTTGTGCAATCTACAGGTTGGGGTGTAGGTGCTTGGAATATTGGTACCTTTGGCTCAACCACAAGTCTATCTGATACCAACCAGTTAAGGCTTTGGTCAGCAGATAATTTTGGTGAAAATTTA